AAACTGAGCGTAGATTAGTAAACTCGGTATTCTCTAGTTGACCGTCAATATGAAATACTGACAGTTGACTAGGATATAAACTCTTAAAGCCACATAAATCACATGTGGCTTTTTTCTTGTAGCCAGCTTTTTGCCAACTAGGAACTCTTGGTTTCTTTTTATTCTTTTTCCTACCACACTCATCACACATACTGCGATAGTATGTCTTATCATTTCGATGATAGTTGACAGCACATGAATTCTTGTTGCATGTCTTACAAATAGGTCTCATCAGTTATTTAGTTGAAAACCTTTAAAGGTACGGTTGTTGACATGTTTTAATCACTTTGTACTAAATATATATACGTTAGGGCGTTAACCCTCATAATCATAACATAAAGGAAAAATAACATGGCACTAGTATCACCAGGCGTAGAAGTTACAATCATTGACCAAAGTCAGTATTTACCTGCAGCCTCTAATTCAGTCCCTTTTGTGCTTGTCGCAACAGCACAAAATAAAGCAAATGCAAGTAATACAGGGGTAGCAGCCGCAACAACGGCAGCAAACGCTAATAAATTATATACTGTCACAAGTCAGCGTGATCTTGTAAATTTATTTGGTACACCTTTCTTCTATAAAACAACTAATGGTACATCTATTCAAGGGTACGAACTTAATGAATATGGCTTATTAGCCGCTTATTCAGCATTAGGTGGCACAACAAATCGTGCTTATGTGTTAAGAGCAGACATAGATTTAGGAAGTCTAGTAGGAACATTAAATCGTCCAGTAGGTGATCCTGTTGATGGTACATATTGGTTGAACACTACTTCATCTAAATGGGGTATTTACGAATTTAATTCTACTACTGGAAAATTTACAAATAGAGAACCATTAGTTGTTGTAGATGCAGAATACATTCAAGATGATTATCCAATACAATCATTGGGAACTATTGGAAGTTATGCAGTAATTCCCGGAGTAGCGTTAGATGAAGGTTATTTAACTACATCAACTTATTTCTATAAAAATTCAATTAATGAATGGACACGTTTAGGTGATACAGATTGGGGTTCAACATTACCGTTTGCAACTGGTACAGTTTCATTCCCTACATTAACTACTGGTGATAGTTTTAGCATTACTTTTGGTTTAACTTCACGTATTATTGAAATTAGTGCAGGTGATGTTATAAGTGATGTTGTTAGTCTGATTAACAGCATTGGTGATGCTTATTTAAACGCTACACTTGTTAATGGTGCTTTAAATATAGCTTATGGATTTCCTGGAACAAACGTAAGTATAATTTTATCTGAAATTACAGGTACTCCACTGGCGGACATGGGAATAACAGCAAAAGTATATTATGCACCGGATGTAGTTTATGGAACTTCTGCTGAAATGCCATTATGGAGTGCAAATCAATTATATCCACATCCAACAGGTTCTGTTTGGATTAAAACTAGTCTGACTGGTAGTGGTATGGATTTACAATTATCAAAGTATATTTCTTCAATTGACGCATTTACAAGTATTAGTGTTCCAAAATATAATCTTCTTTTCACCGCAGTAAATGATTTGAGCAGTGACGGCGGTTCGTCTATACCTGCAGGAACTGTTGTTGCAATATATTCTGCGTCTGATTTAGCTCCATATGGTAAACTTAATTTATATGAAAAAATGTATACTGGACCTGCATTCTCAATAGGTACAATAGAAAATCCAACAATAACCGGTGGACTTGTTTTAAAAGTTGGTTTATCTGTTGATGACGTTTTATCAGTGTATACATTTACTACTAGTGGAGGAGATGCACAATCATTTGCAACAGATTGGTTGGGATCAAATATTCCAGATACTACTTGTACAGTAACAAGTAATAATCAAATACAAATCACACACACAAAAGGTGGTGTAATTTCTCTTAGTGACTTTACTGATACATATGGACAAAGTAATGGATTGTTAAGTGAAATTGGATTTGAACCCGGCGGCTCAAATGTATTGTATGGTGTAGATGACTCGTACACTGCTGAAGGAATCGCACCAACGTCAGATACTTCTGCCGGTGGAGCAAACGCTACATTTACTATAGATGTTTATAGTGGATATTATACTTTGTTTGCTATCGATACCGGCGGCACCGGATATGCTGTTAACGACACATTAACTTTTACGGGTAATGTATTAGGTGGAGCAACACCTGCAAATAATTTAGTTTTAATTGTTACATCAGTTAATAATTCAACCGGCGCAATAACCGGAGTCTCAGTTAGTTCAGGTGTAGCAAGAATTAATTATGCATCTTATGTTGCAAGTTGGTCACAAGTTGATTATATCAGCAATGAAGGTGCTCCGGCTACTACACCTACAACTGGAACTAATTGGTTCTATAGTACAGCTTCTCAAGCTGATATCATGGTTAATAAGAACGGCGGATGGTATGGTTACAAGAACATAGATTATGATGAAAATGGTCATCCATTACCGAGCGGTACAAATGCTACTGATCCATTAGGACCAATCATTAGTACAACAGAACCAACAGTACAAACTGATGGATCTGCTTTAGAATATGGTGACTTGTGGCTAGATACTAGTGATTTAGAGAATTATCCTAAATTAAGTCGTTGGCAATTAGTTGAAGGTCAAGATACATGGGTATCAATAGACAACACAGATCAAACCAGTGAGGCAGGTATATTATTTGCTGATGCACGTTGGGCAAATTTAGGTTCAGTTGATCCTGTGAGTGATCCGTTAACAAGTATCACTACTTTATTAACAAGTAATTACTTAGATTTAGATGCACCTGATCCAACACTATTCCCGCAAGGCATGTTGTTATTCAACACACGCCGTTCAGGTTATAATGTTAAACAGTTTAGAACAAACTATTTTACATCTGCAAATTATCCAGACCAAACATTACCAACGTACTCATATACATGGGTAAGTGCTAGTGGGTTACAAGCAAATGGTGCGGCTTATATGGGTCGCAAAGCACAGCGTAATATGGTTGTACAAGCATTGAAGGCAGCAATAGGTACAAATCAAAGTATCCGAGAAGAAGATACATTCTTCAATTTAATTACATGCCCTAATTACCCTGAATTACAACCTGATATGGTTACATTAAATAATGACCGCAATAATACTGCGTATATTATCGGTGATACACCATTGCGTTTACCAGATCAAGCCACTGATATTATTAATTGGGCTAACAACACGGCAAATGCAACAGGAACTGGTGAAGCTGGTTGGGTAACACGTGATACATACTTAGGGGTGTTCTATCCAAGTGGTATTACAACTGATTTAACTGGATCAGAAGTTGTTGTTCCTGCAAGTCATATGATGTTGCGTACATTATTGAAGAATGATAGTATAGCTTATCCTTGGTTAGCACCAGCAGGTACACGTAGAGGTATTATTGACAATGCTACAAACATTGGCTATTTAGATGCCGCTACAGGTGAATTTGTAGTAATTAAAAATAGAATGAGTATTCGTGATGTATTATATACAAATCAAATTAATCCATTAGCATTCTTTACAGGTGTGGGCTTGTTGAATTATGGTAATAAAAACTCATTTGATAGTCAATCAGCACTGGATCGTATTAACGTTGCTCGTTTAGTTTGTTATATTCGTGAACGTTTACAAGTTGCGGCTCGTCCGTTCGTATTCGAACCAAATGATTCAGTAACTCGTAATGAAATTGCAGGTGTCGTTCAATCCTTGTTTATTGACTTAGTTTCTAAACGTGGTTTGTATGATTACTTAGTAGTGTGTGATGAAAGTAACAACACACCAGCTCGTATTGATAGAAATGAACTATGGATTGACGTTGCAATTGAACCAGTTAAGGCTGCTGAATTCATCTATATCCCGGTTCGTGTATTAAATACCGGTGAAATAGCGGGATTATAAAAGTATAATTAATGGCCCAAACGGGCCATTAATTAAGATAAATAATATATAGGAGAAATAACATGGCAACAGCCTCACAATCACTGTTTAATATGACCGTAGCGGCAGACAATGCAACTAACGCACAGGGTCTATTGATGCCAAAACTACAATATCGTTTCAGAGCATTGTTCTTAAACTTTGGTGTCGGTGGTGCAACAACAGAAATGACAAAACAAGTAATGGATATAACTCGCCCATCAGTAAATTTTGATGAAGTTACATTAGACGTTTATAACAGTAGAGTATATCTTGCTGGTAAACATGCATGGTCAGAAACTACAGTCAATCTACGTGATGATGCACAGGGAAATATATCAAAATTAGTTGGTCAACAATTACAGAAACAAATGGACTTTGTTGAACAAGCATCTGCGGCAACTGGTCAAGACTATAAATTTCAAATTAATTATGAAGTGTTAGACGGCGGCAATGGTATACTTACACCTAACGTTTTAGAAACATGGGAATTATATGGTTGCTTTATCAAATCGGCAAACTATAATAACATGGATTATAAATCAAGTGACCCAGTATCTATTCAGTTAACTGTACGTTTTGACAACGCAATTCAATCTCCGTTGACTTCTGGTGTTGGTACAAATGTAGGTCGTGCATTTGGTTCAGGTGGAGTTACTGGTATTGGCGGTTAATTAAAAAATGGGTTTCATACAGAATTTACTACAAGACGCAGTAAAAACAGTTAAAACCGAAGGCACCAATGCAATACAGGCTTTCTTTGGTACAGAATACTTGCGTGATTATACTCACGCAAGTAAAACCTTTAGAACAAATTCATATCAATATTCACCCAAGTTTAAATTTTTATTTCATGTTTACTTTGATATAAACAAAGAATATATAAGTGCTGTACAAAGTTTTCCCGAAGATTCTAATTTTGGATTAACAGTAAAAAACATACAACTACCCAAATATACGTTTGACACTACAATTATGAATCAGTACAACCGCAAACGTGTTGTACAAACTAAAATTAATTATGATCCTGTAAATATAAGTTTCCATGATGATAACGGAAATTTATTACGTAGATTATGGTATACATATTATACATATTATTACAAAGACGCTACACAAAGTGAGCCATTCGGTGAGAATCGTCAAGATTCTCATGCTAGAAAATTTGATATGAACCGTCGTAACATATATGATCCTGACATGGGCGGAAATGATGACTGGGGTTACATAGGAGAATCTTCAGGAGATCAAAAAACACCCATTGCAGCCAGCTTGGGAATAAGCAAAGCACCCTTTTTCAAAGCTATCAACATTTATGGATTTAATCAACACAATTTTGTTTTATACAGACTTATTAATCCAATGATTGAAAATTTTAGCCATGACACATACGATTATAGTCAAGGTAATGGTGTAATGGAAAATCAAATGACTTTACAGTATGAAACTGTAAAATATTATGAAGGCGCTATCGATGGTAGATCACCTGATGCAATTGTTAAAGGATTCGGAAGTGATGCAACATATGACCGTACGTTAAGTCCTATTGCAAGACCAGGATCGCAAGCTACTATATTAGGACAAGGTGGTTTAGTTGATGCCGCCGGCGGCATACTGGAAGATTTAGAAAGTGGTAATTTTAGAGGTGCGATACAAAAAGCTGGTGCATCATACAATACATTTAAAAATCCACAAACATTATTGAATGCAGCCAGGTCTGAGATAACAGGTATAGCTAATGATGCTATTACTAATAGACCTAATAGTTCTGCTAGATCCTATTTTCCAACATTTGGTTCTAGTTCAACAAATAAAAATACGTCAACAACAAAGAACGGCGCTAATACCGGTGCAACACAGCCAAAAACTCCGACTTTTTTATAAAAGATTAAATAATTATTTAAGGAATACGTATGGCTAGGATTATTGACTCACCACGAACTAACCTGGATAAGACTGTAAGAGTATTTGACCAATTCTATAATATAGATTTAGTTATTGACTCTAACCAATGGGATATTGTTTATAGCTATTGGTATGAAAAATCTCAAAGCACAAATATAGCAGAAAATTTTTCAACTATTATTTTTAGATTATCCTCAGTTACCGGAGACAATGCTTTAGATATATTAGACTATGTTAAAGGTAGTACTGCTACCGAAACAAATGCGTTACTTGCTTTTTATTTAAATAGTTCTAAAAGTAAAACAACATTGTATGGAGTGACAAATATACCTCAACCAAATATACTAATACAACGCAATATTGTTACATAATGTCTAAATTCGCACAAGGTAAATTTATTCCAACTAATCCAAAAAAGTACGTAGGTAGAACAGTGCCTACAT